ATTAAAAGACCGGGGCTTCGGCCTCGGCCTTTTATTTTATTAATTTTATTATATATTATATTATGGCAAAAAAGAAACAAACTAAAAAGGTAGAGGTACCTGTTGTTGAAACACCAGTTGTTGAAACACCAAAACCTAAAAAAGATACTTGGGAAATAAAAGATAGAAATTATTATTTAATTGGTGATAAAGAACCTTTGTCTTATCAAATAAGATCTTCTAACATTTATTGGTTTGACGAAGAAAAAGGTTATGAAAGAGAGTTAAAATATACTTCTAACCAAAGAACTCCATTTGTTGACGAAATGAAAGGCGATCATAGATTAGAACATATTGTTTTTAGAAGTGGAATACTACGTGTTCCTAGAGAAAAAACTGTTTTACAAAAACTACTATCTTTATACCACCCACATAGAGACAAAATATTTAAAGAGCATAAACCTGCAAAAATAGCTGAGACACAATTAGATTGGTTAGAATTTGAAGTTGCTGCAATGAACGCGGCTAATAACCTAGATATTGATATGGCAGAAGCTGTTATGCGTGTAGAATTAGGTTCTGAGGTATCTAAGATGAGTTCTAAGGAACTTAAACGTGATTTACTACTATTTGCTAAGAAGAAGCCTAAACTATTCTTAGAATTAGTTACTGATGAAAACGTGCAGCTTAGAAACTTTGGTATTAGAGCTACGGAAAGTAATATAATTAGTCTATCACAAGATCAAAGAACATTTACTTGGACTTCTACTGGTAGAAAATTATTTACAGTTCCTTTTGATGAGCA